TAATTTCATATTTTTATTTTTATAAGTAAACTGAGTTTATTGTATTATCGCTTTCAATGCCATTAAGTAAAACTCTACCTTGTTCAACTATAGTTCCAGTAGTAGCACTAACAGCTAAATTATTAGCGTCAAAACTTGTTAATGATTCATATACTTTGTAGGTCCATTGGGATGTATTACCAGTCATATGAATTACACCAGTTAATAAATTTTCAGTAGTTGCTGATTCAGTAATATAGAATTTTTCATAGCGTTGGTTATTTGAAGTGTATTTATCTGCTGTGAATATTTTTTGTTGTCCACTTTCAGCATCTTCAAATACAAATAAATTATAAGTATATTGTGTTGGAAACTCAGATGTTTCTAAAAGAGTTAACGCTACTGTATTAATACTATTTTTATTTATTACAATCATAATTAGTTTTATTTAAAATATCAGATGTTAGTTTTTTGTTTATAAAATAAAAAAGGTACCCAGTTGAGTACCTTTAATATTTAATTATTAATTATTTTTAGAAGATAAAAGGTGTTAATACTGTTGAGTTAACCTCTGGTGCATTTTCAGATTCTTCTCCAGTAAATGTAATTACATAGTTGTTAGCGTCAGCTTTAGCAGTACCACTACCACCTTCAATTGCAGTCACTACCATACCATCATCTTTACCAAATGCCCAGTATAATCCGTTTGAATCAAGAACTATAATAACTAGTTTCTTTTGTCCAGCAGTTAATGCTTTAATAGCTTCAGCTTTAGCTTTTTCTCTTCTACTCAATACTAAAACTGCTGTTTGAGTAAAGTAACTAGTACCATTTTGTAAGTTGATATTCAATGATTCATTATAGTTTGATGTACCTCTATTGAATTCAAATTCGAAGAAGAAATCACCATAATAAACAGATTGATTATTAGCGTTTGATGGTACACTACCAGAAGTACCAAGAACTGGTGCAAAATTATCTGTATAGTTTGGTACTATAGTTGTTTTATTAGTTCCAGCGTTATAACTTGAACTAGTTACTGGACCATACCAATAACCATTACCAAATTGACCAGAATAAGTAAATTTAACATATGAACCAGCTACAAATTTTGATGTTTGGTCACCAGTTACTTCAACATTAGTAGTCACAACTACACCAGCAACAACATCAGTTAAAACTGTACCACTAGTTGTTATTAAATTTGTTGATAATGATAAATCATTATATATGTTAGTAATTTCACTATTGGTAGTTGTAAATGTGAATTTATCAAAATCACCAATCCATATTTTTTTAACACCACCAGCATTGTTATCACAACTTTTTGAAATTCCACCATTTAAAGCGTTACAAATTGCCATATTTTATATTTTTAAGTCATTATTATTATGTCATAAAAAAACCCATTAACATTCAGTAATGGGTTTTTTTAATGTTTATTTAGTTTAAAATTAAGCTATAATAGCTGCGATGATTGCGTCATCTACTTCTGGAGCATTATCTGCTTCCTCACCAGTGAAAGTGATTGTGTAGTTGTTAGCATCAGCTTTAGCTGTACCAGAACCACCTTCGATTGCAGTTACAACCATACCTTCATCTTTACCAAATGCCCAGTATAGACCATTTGAATCTTTAACGATAATGAATAATTGTTTTTGACCGTCAGTTAATTTTTTGATAGCTTCAGCTTTAGTTTTTTCTCTTCTACTCAATACCAAAGATACAGTTTGAGTGAAGAAAGTTGTACCGTTTTGTAAGTTGATGTTAACAGTTTCAGCATAGTTAGATGTACCTCTGTTAAACTCAAACTCATAAAACTTTGTAGAAGATGCCATAGTAATAGCAGTGATTTCTGAGTTAGATTCTGTATAACCAGTAACATTATCAAAATCAGCTATGTAAATTTTTACTAAACCACCAGCGTTGTTATCACAACTTTTAGATATACCAGCGTTTAATGCGTTACAAATTGCCATAATATATTATATTTTTTATTTTTTTGTTATTATAAGTTTTTCATAATAGGGCCCGAAGGCCCATTATGATATTTTAATTATTTATTAGTTGTAATAAACGATTTCAGCTCCGTAAATGTAATCAACACCGAATTTGAAGTCACCTACCATTCTGATAACTGGAGTACCAGTAACTGATTTTTGAGGTAATACTAATACTTCGTTGAAGTCAGATACTAAATCTGTTAACAATAATAAGTTTTGAGTTTCAGCAGCAACCATTTTGTTGTCACCCATACCACCAGCAACGATGATTTTAACACCTAAGAAAGTTAATTTTTGGTCCTCAGCGTAGAAACCAGTGTAAGAAGCAGCTAAAGCTTGTTTGTAGATACCAGCAGTTTTAGCGTTCATGTAGATAGCTAAATCAGCAGAATCTTTGATAGCAGCTGGGATAGCGTCATATACTCTGTTTAATTGAGCGATGATGTTAGCAGAAGTTAAAGTTGTAGCAGATACATCGATAACATCAGAATCAGCTAACAATTTAGCTTGTAAACCAATCTCAGATACAAAGTTAGTAGCAACTGTTGCACCAGAACCTTGCCAAGAGATATACTCTAAGTCATTAGCAACTTTCAATGCTACTTCAGCAAGTAAAAATTCTTCAACAGAAGCTGGCATTAAAGAAGCGTCAGAGTTAGAACCAGCTCTCATCATTTGAGATAAGTAGTTTCTTTCCCAAGTTCTTTGACAATACTCTAAGTTGATTTTTACATCGTGAGCAGTAACAGTTTTTTGTGATAATGAACCTTCACCGTTTGAAGAGAATGCACAATCAGCATCTTGTAAGATAGAACCTAAGTTCAATTTAGCGATTTTAGCAGTACTTTTAACGTCTGGGATTAATTTGAATGATTCTTTAGAAGCACCTTTCAATAAAGCGTTTGCATAAAATCCTTCTAAATCTTTACCAGCGAAAGTTGTAGAATCTGTGAATGATAATTTGAAATTTTCCATATTTCTAATTTATTTTTTATTATTATTTTTTTTGTTATTATACAGTATAGTATATTTATTTTTAATACCGTAGATTTTTTATTAGATTAATTTTCTGAAAGAAGCAATTTTACCTAACAATACTTCTTCTTTTTTAGATTTAACATCTGATTTTTTAGCGATTGAAGTTGTACCAGCAACTTTAGATAAAGTTTCAGTTACTTCTGATTTCAATGCTTCCATATCAGTTGATTTACCTTCTAATTCATTAACTTTAGCTTCTAATTCAGCAATTTTGTTAACTAACTCAGCCATTTGATTAGCCATAGCGTCAAATACTGGTTGAACTACAGCCATAACTTCTTCTGGTACTAACTCTAATTTTTCTTCAGTAGTTTCCTCAGTAGTTTCTTCTTCATTAGATAATTCTTCATCAACTGGTTCTTCATCATTAGGTAATTCTGGAGTTTCTTCAGCGATAGCTGTAATTATACCTTCAGCATCAACAGTGATAACTCTTTCATCTTCTAACATGTGAGCACCTTCTGGAGCTTTTTCAGTCATTGCTTCATCTAAAAATACAGCAGTACCAACAACGAATTCACCATCATAGAATAAAGATACACCTTCATTTGTTTTGATTTCCATAAGTTTTATATTTAATTTGTTATTATTTAAGTGTAATAGTTCAACGTCACATTTAATCTCAACGCTAAATCCTTTTACTTTCTCCGATTTTACATTACTCATCCAGAATTGTTCATCTTTTACTTTAACACCACCAAACCAGGTTCCTTTAGGTAAGTTGAATCCATATTCTTGAGATTTATCAACTTCACCAGTAATCCAGTTTTGTAATAATACAGCTTCAACTTTTCTATCTGAGTGTTGGAAATTGAACTCATCATTTAATTTATTCTCATTGAACTTATCAGCAATTAGTTGAATAGTTTCAGCGTCAAATACAATGTTGAATTCATTACCGTTATCATCACGTCTAAAGATAAGTTTCTCTGGGATTAATAATGGACCAAATAACATTTGCTTATCTTTGTTAGCAGCAAACTCTATTTGGATTTCTTTTGCTAATTTGATAAAATCAACTTCAATTGCTGGTTCATCAACTAAACTTACAGCGAATACTCCAGATGCATCATCTGGATTTACTTTGATTTTATAAACTGGTAATTTCTTTTCCATATTTTAAATTATTTATTAACTTGTTATTGTAGATTTTTAGAACGATGTTCTATCTCTTAATCTCTTATCAAATCCTTGAGCACTTGTTACATCAGATGACGTTACATAAGTTTTAATTGGTCTATTGAAGTAAGCATCTAACATAGCTTCAACACCACTCATATCAACATTATTATTATTGATATTGGTAACTCCACCAGTTGCCATTTTACTTGTATTAACCAAAGGAATACCACCACCAGCTTCATTTATCGCTGAAAGTATTGGTAAGAATTGTTTAGTACTTTTCTTATTAATTACAGCTTCACCACCTTCCATTTCACCAAATGGTGTTGCAATACCACCTTCAGCATGTGATGGACCATTCAATAAACCACCTTTACCATATGTTTTGATTGGTTTATTAGCTTCAATAGTTGCTAATTCAATAATACCTAATGCTGCTGTTGTACCTAATAAGAATGGATTTGGAGCAGCTTTTAATATAGCATTTGATAAGTTAACTACAGCTTGAAGTCTAGTGAATTCCCATTGACGAATTTCATTCTTATATTGAGCATCAGCTTTTTGTTTCTCATATTTAGCTTCAATATCAGCTTTCTTTTTAGCAAATTCAGCTTCTTTATCAGCTTTAAACTTTTCAGCATTAGTTTTCTTTTCAGTTGATGCTTTATAAGCTTCATATTCAGCGTCAATAACTGCTAATTCTTGTTCTTTTAAATAATCTAATTGTTGAACTCTAGCTTGAGTAATTGAGTTGAATGCAGCACCTAATAAATTTATTACTTTATCAGCAGCAGTAGCTACAAAGTTTTCCCAATCAGCAATTCTCTTTTCATTCTCTTCTTTAGTTTTATCAGTACGTTGGTCCTCTTCTTTAGCTAATAAATCAGTTGTATTAGCAGCTAAATCACTAATAGTTTTATTATAATCTTGTTCTAATTTAGTTTTATCTCTTTTAGCTTTTTCAGAACTTCTTAAATCAGCTTCATATAACCCTATTTTTAACGCATATGCTGATTTAACTGATTCACTTTCTGCTATAGCACCTTCTTTACCTTTTTCAGTTATTCTATCTCTAGCAACTTCATATGTTGAAAGTGTATCTTCAATAGCAGCCTTTTCTTCTTCACTTGCTGTTAAAAGATTTTTAGTTAATTTATCTATTTCAGTATTGATAGCTGTTAAATCAAATTTATTAATAATATCAATAACTTCATTTTGTGTATCTATTAAATCTTCAAATTGAGAAATGTTACCATTATAAAAATCACTAAGTTCATCAACGGATTTAATTTCTTCATCGATTAACGCTAATCTTTGTTTATAATCATCAGTTACTTTTTTCTCAGTTGTAGTATAATAATCTTCAATTAATTTTTTACGTTTAGCAGCAGTATCAGTTTCAAGCGTTAATAATTCTTCAGCTTGTTTTTTTTGAGCTTCATCATTATAAAGTTTTTTATCGATATCTAAACGCTCTTTTTTAACTTTTAATAAAGCTTCATTAACTGATATTTCTTCTTTAGTTTTAACTTGTAATGCATCAATATCTTTAATTACATCAGCATAGATTTCACGCTCTTCAGTGCTACGAGATTCATTCATAGACCTAACAGCATCTTCTCTTTCTTTTAATCTTTTTTCTAATAAATTACTTTGAGCTTTAATTTGTTTATCTAATGATTTAGTTTCATCTTCTAAAGTTCTAACTTGACTAACACTTAATTGTTTATAAATTTCTTTTTCAGTAGCAACTGCTCTTTTTTTATTAGCTAATTGTTTATCTAATGATTTTAAATTATTCTCAAATATAGCTTTTTCATTATCTAATTGTAATTTTAATAATTCATCAGATTGTTTTTTAGCTAAACCATAATTTTCAGTATTAAATCTATCTAAGTTTAATTTATTTAACTCTTCATATTGATTGATTATTTCAGTTTTTTGAGTTTGATATTCTGCTTCAGTTATTAATTTTTTATTTTTAGCTTCTTTTAATTTTTGTAATTTATTTTCTTCAGCGTCATTTAATAACTCTTCTTCATCATTAAATTTCTTTAATAATGCATTTAATTCTTTTACATATTGAGAATTATTAAAGTTTTGAATCTCAAAAGTTAAATCACTTACTTTTTTATAATAATCTTTATTATATTGTTCTAATGTTTTTAAAATCTCAGCACGTTCTTTTTTATAAGTTTCAATTCTTTTATTAGCTTCATCAATTCTTTTTTGTGATTCTTCTTTAGCTTTTTTAGTGAATTCAACATCTAAAATTTCTAAATCTTTATATAGATTACGTATTTGAGATTCATATTGTAAGAATTTAGTATTATCAGTAGTTGTATCACGCAATCCTTGTAATGACGCTATTTGCTCATTAATTAAATCTTTTTCAGCGTTATAAATTTGTCTATTAGTAGCACCTTTAGCTTTAAGTAATTCAATCTCTTTTTGTCTATCAGCTAAACCACCAATACCTAAATTATTATATTGTTCAGCTAATTCAACACCTTTCTCAATCTCAGCATTTAATTCAGCTTGAGTTTTAGCAGCTGTTTCATTTTCATCACCAAATAATGCTAATGTAGTAACCAATGTTGTTATACCAACAATCAATAAACCAATTGGATTTGCAGCCATAGCAGCGTTTAATCCTCTTTGTGCTATAGTTGCTGTTCCAGTTGCAGCTGCTGCTGCCGCTTCAGCTACAGCTTGTTGCCCAGCTAATCTTACAGTTATCGCTCTAATACCATTTTGGATACCAGTAATGATAACATTCTTTTGTTTAACAGCTGTATTTAAAGCTTCTAAACCAGATAATAATTCAATAACTGTTGCAGTTTTTTCTAAACTCTTTTCAACATTATCACTTTCAATACCAAATAATTTTAAACCACTTTGAGCAACTGCAAAACTACCAGCAATACCTTGAGCAATACCAATAAATCCTTGTAATCTAGCACCCTTTTGAGCAAATGCATCAACTGTTTCATCAACATCTTGAATAGTTCTACGCATTTT